CAACGGCAATGAACACAAACCGCTCAGCACCGTGCAAGCCGGCTAGGTAGTGGCTCGCTTGCACATGGTAGCGGAAGGTAGCCACGCTACGGGCAAAGCCGGCAGGGCTGGCATCCGTGGTGGTCTTGAGATCCACCACCGTGGCACCGTCGTACCAGTCAGGGCGGCATTTGCAGCGCAGCCCAGTAGCAGCGTCATCCCACCAGAAGGACTGCTCAGCCTTGCCATGGGTAAGCAATGAGGCAGCAGCAGGATGCAGACGCACGCTGTCTGCCATGCAGTTGGCGGCCATCATGTCGCCAGCGGCAACCGCCTCAATGCCAGCAGCGGCCATGCGCTCTGCTTGCTCCTTGCCTGCCTTGGTATTGCGTGGGGCGCACACGCCGTAGCGGCCTGCTAGCTCCCCCGGTTCGAGCACTGCGCAATGCACCAGTGAGCCAAGCCGCATAGCGGCAGTCGGCTCGGGTGCGATGCGCTTGGGGTCGAGGTAGCGGCTCCAGTAGTGGTAGGGAGACTTGGCCACTGCGTGCAGGTGACTGGCGCTGACGGCAGGGTCAGCGTGGTACTGCTCGTTGCTGATGGTCATACCGCTGCCCCACTGCGCAGTTGGCGATGCATCCGGCTGGCGGTGCCATAGGTGGCGACCAGCTCGGGGAACGCATCCAGCAAACGGCGCTTGTTGCCGGGGTCGGCTTTCATGCCAGCGGCAGCTAGCGCTTGGAAGAATCCACCGCCGTGCTGGTAGGCGGTGGCGAATGTCCAGTAGATGTCTGCTTCAGTCATGGCTTGAGTTGCTCTTGGCAGGCGTGATGGCTGTAGGCGGGCTGCTGGCGGCCGGTGTCGTAGGCCATTGCCCAGACACCGAAGATGATTGCCAGCACGGCAAAGCGGTTCAGATTGTTCATGCCATCAGCGCCTTACGGACGCGATAGGTGGACAGGTTGAGGCGGTCGGCAATGCGCTTCTGGCTCAGGCCAGTGCGGCGCAGTACGCGGATGCGGCGGTCGTCAGAGGCGGTGAGCCAGTCGATCACGGCGACTACTACCAGCAGTGGCAGCAGCAGTTTCCAGATGATCAGCAGTGCGGTTGTGAGCATGGTTGGGGTCGCAATGTGTGGTTGCCGGATTGGGAGCGGCTCCGGCGGGCCGCGTGGGCTCAGTCGTCGAGCAGAGTCTGGTCAAACCACCAGCAGGTTTTGAGGAAGGCGTTGGTGCGGGCCTCCTCCGCAGCGCGCTCAGCGCGGTCACGCTCGCGGAGGCGGATTGCGCGAGCCAGCTGCTCGGCTTCGGTGAGGCGGGGTTGTTTCTTGGCCATGGTTCTCGGGGTGGGGTGCAGGACTGGTTGCCTGCTGTCCCCATATCCTACACCATGTGCAGCCGTGGTCAACCCTGCCTAGTAACGAATCGACACAATTGCTGTGCCATCTAGCGGCACGCCTAGGCGGTAGGCGGCGCCGCCGCTGAGATCCAGCGACCCGCAGTCGCAGCGGTCAGTGACGGGCACGGTGAGCAGGCGCCCGCGATGTTGCACCGTGACGCGCGTGCCGCATGGCAACCATGGATGGGCGGCCGACACGTCCCAGTGGCGGTAGGTGCCGCCGCAGTACGTGGTGCGCCCGTGATACCAGCCGTCGTAGACGGTGGCAGTCACCTGCCGGGCTTGAGCAGGCGACAGCAGCAGGATTGCTGCAGTAATCAGTGCACGCATGATGCTTGAGGTGATGAGGATCCGGGGCGCGCTATCCGGCTTATGGCCTAAATTCTTGCGCCCCCGAAGGGGCGGTGCCCTTAGAACCACTCCTCAAGCGCGGCCTGGGCGTTGCCCAGATCGTGCTCGATTGAGTCAGCCAGCGCGATGGCCTCTTGGGCCACCGTGAGCAGCTGCTCGGTGGAGCGGCTCCACGCCTCGAAGGCCGCGTCCACCTCAGCGATTAACGCTGCGGTTTCGGCCTCGCGGGCGAGGGCGTTGCGGGTGATGTCGTCCATGGGATCTCCGGTTGGTGGGTGAGCCCCCGGCGGGACTCATGGGTGCCGGGTGAAGGCCACCACCGGAGCGGGACGACTCCCGCGAGTATTCGGTTTTCAAGGATCAATGGTGTGCCGGGCCAACCGGCAGTGCAGCCTTACTTAGGGCGTGTTGGGCTCGTGGTGACGCGTCGTGTACCCGGTTCCGCGGAGGTTCGGTTTACCGAGGGATCCTCTCCCCTCGTGATACCACTGTACACCATGCACCGCCCTGATCAACCCTGTGCAACATCTCTTAACAATGTCTCCGCATCACTGACCGAGCGCGCCACGCCCGCAATGCCGCCAGCCGCCTGGACTGCATCCATCCACTGCTGCTGCTCAGGGCGCAGCCTGCCGGTTGCGGTCTTGACCTCTATGGATAGGAATACCGCCACGGTGCTGCCGACCATCTCGGGCGTAATGGTGACGCGCTTCCAGCCGATCAGGTCAGCGCTGCCCTTGCACAGGCCGAACTGAACCGGGCGGCCATTGGCATCACGCAGCGTGCCGGTGTTGTTGCGGAACAGGCGCGTGTCACCGTTGCTGCAGGCGATGCGGATCTCTTGCTGGATGGTTTGCTCAGATGCCATGCCTCTTAGCCAGTCGCGCCTGGTAGACACGTTCCGCCCATCCTCGCTTGTAGCCGCGTTGCTGCGCTAGCTCGCGGAGTGCATCCAGGTCGCGGGCTGAGGATTGCTCACGCCGCTTAGCCACTGCCATCTCCACCAACTCACCATCCACCTGCTGCAGCTCGCGGCGTTCCTGCGGCGCAAACACATGGCCGCACTCGCGGCATACCTGCGCAGCACTGGCGCTGGTGGCGAAGCACTGCGGGCAGACCTTGACCGATGGCGCTACCTCGCGGTCGCGTTTTTTGATGCCGTCTAGGGTCCAGTCTCGTGGTTCTAAGTGGTGTCCCATCCTGAGCGTGTTGCCGACATGATCGAGCACCACGGCGCGCTTGCCGGGTTGCGGGCGCAGACATCGGCCGATCATCTGTAGGTGGAGGCTGGTGGATGCCGTGGGGCGCAGCAGGATGCAGCCGCCGACGCTTGGCACGTCCACGCCTTCCCCGATCAGCGCGCAACTGGTGAGCACTTTGATTCGACCTATTGCCAGATCAGCCAATAGCTGCCTTCTATTGGCTGCATCCATGCTGCCGTCAATACTTGCAGCTGAGATGCCTGCTGACTGGAAGAGTGCTGCCACTGCCTCCGCGTGCGCCACTGAGCAGCAAAACGCGATCGCCGTCTGACCTGGCAGGTGCTTGCGGTAGTGGCCAAGGCAGTCGCCCATGATCGTGCCGACGCGCTGCTCAGCCTCCTTGGGGTCGAAATCACCCATCCGCTTACGCAAGCCGGTGCTATCGAATCCCGGCGGTGCCAGCACCTTGGCAGCCGCAAGGAATCCGGCATCTGTGAGCTGCTGTGCCGTTGGGCCTTGCACCATGGATTGATAGTGCTCGCCAAGGCCGCGGCCATCCGAGCGGATCGGTGTTGCGGTGACGCCGAGCAGCTTGGCGGCTGCAAAGTGCTGAACCACCTTGGCCCACGTGCCAGCCGTGGTGTGGTGTGCCTCATCCACCACTAGGAGCTGGAAGAAATCACGCGGCAGCAGGTGCAGCCGGCGAGCAACGGTTTGCACGCTGGCAATCTGCACGGCATGGCTGAGATCCATGCTGCGGCCAGCGCTGATACGGCCATGCGGCATGGGCATAGCGCGGCTGGCCTGATCCAGCAGCTCTTGCCGGTGCACAAGCACCAGCACGCGGTTGCCCTTGATGCTGGCTTGCTCTGCGATGTAGCTGAAGCACACTGTCTTGCCGCCGCCGGTCGGCAGCACCGCAAGCACAGATTTATGCCCTAGCTGATACTGCAGGCGGATGTCGTTGATCAGTTGTTGTTGGTAAGGGCGGAGGTTCATCATTGGATTCAATGACTTTCGTAATTCGGTTCATCTGGCAAATAACAACGCCGCCACATTGAAAGCCATCTGTGCATCATGTTGATCTTTGCTTCTGAGCAGTTTTGCGTCAACGATTGATTGCTCACACCAGCTCCCCCTGACGGTTGCTGGCCACCTCAACCAGGTTCTTGACCGCGCAGTTGAAATACGAAGGCTTCAGCTCAAAGCCGACAAATTGGCGCCCGGCTTGGATGCTGCAGTAACCCTCGCTGCCGATGCCGGCGAATGGGCTGAGCACCACGTCGCCAGGGTTGCTCCATAGCTGTAGGCCGCGGCGGATCACCTCAAGTTGCAGCGGGCAGATGTGACGCTCATCCTCATTGGCGCGTGCGCTGCGGTATTGCAGCGTGTCGGATGGGTTGATGTCCATCCACACCGGGCTGGCGTAACGCTGCCAGATGTTGATCGAGTCCTTAATCGGGTCGCCGCTTTTGGCTGGCGGGTTCTCACCAGCAAACTCCGTGAACGGGCCAGCCACCGGCTCTGGGTTGTCGCCCAGCTTGCGCACGGTCACGAGGTAGTCAGGGATGCCCTGGCGGCTGAGTGCTGAATCCTTACGCACTTGCTTATGCAGCAGGCCGATTGCCTTGGTGCGCTGCATTGCGGTGACGGGATCCTTCCAGATGCACACCTCGCTATGAAAGACAAAACCAGCAGCCTGGAAGATGCGCAGCATATCGCCGCGGAAATCCTTCACACCGATGAAACCATCGCGTTCTTTGCTGCTGGGCAGGTTCATGCAGTGGAAGCTGATCAACCGGCCAGGCATCATCACGCGATGCAGCTCGCTGGCAAGGAATCCAAAGTGATCAAAGAACTCCTGCTCAGTGCGGCTGTTGCCCATATCGCGGTCGCTGTTGCTGTAGGTGTAGAGCGACGCAAACGGCGGGCTGAAAATGCTGTAGTGGATGGAGTTACTGTCGAGCTGCTTGATGCTCTCCACGCAATCGCCCATATACATATCCCATCCATCACCGGACTTGTGCTCAGTGATGTGCGGCGCCACTTGGCGTTGGATCTTTTTGAGTTGCTCCATTGTTTGTTGCTTCATGATTTCAACCATTGATTGAGCCATTTGGATGCTGTCCGCTTCCTTGCGGCGGATGTTGTCGATCACGCGACCTTCAGCCACGTCGTAGATGATGTGAGCGTTGACGGGTTGCTCTTGCCCAAACCGCCAGCACCTACGGATGGCTTGATAAAAAGCCTCATAGCTGTGACTCAAGCCAACAAATGCGACGTTGTGGCAGCGCTGGAAGTTGAGGCCAAAGCCAAAGATGCTCGGCTTGCTGACCAGTACGCGAATCTTGCCGTCTTGGAAGTCAATGGCGGCCTGCCGCTTGTGGTCGTCGCTGTCGCTGCCTGACACCTCAACCGCGCCATCAATGGCAGCAGTAAGCGCCTTTGATTCATCGTTCAGGTCACACCAGATCAACCACTGCTCGGTGTTGCTGTTGGCGAGCTTGGCAGCGGCTGCAACGCGGAGGCTGAGTGATGCCTTGCGCACCTTGCGTTGATCGTTAAGCGTGCGGGCCTCCATGGCAAATAGCGCCATCTGGCCGTCATCACCTGCTGTTGCCTCGCGTGGTGTCTCGACCGTGCAGTCTTGGATCTGCAGTGCCGGCAGGATGAAGCTGCCATCGTCGTAGCCAAGGTCTGATGGCTTGCGGATCGTGACTGCCCAGCTGCAGACCCACTCCCAGAACTTGTCCCGCGCGTGACCCTTGAGCCGCCACTTAGCAGTGTCGCCGCCGTCATGCACAAAGAACATGGCCAGCATCTCAGTGCGGGTCATCACGCCGATGAACTCGGCATGGTTACCAAGCTCCATGTGGTCATTGGGTGCTGGCGTGGCGGAGCAGGCCAGGCGGAATGGAGTGAGGCTGAATGACTCGATGATCTGGTTGCGGATCTTGCCGGTGTATGCCTTGAGGATGCTGCTCTCATCCAGCACCACGCCATCGAAGGCGGATGGGTCGAAGTGGCTCAGCTTCTCGTAGTTGGTGATCGTGATGCCGGGCTTGACCTCGGCCTGCGTGGCAGCGAACGCGCATGGGATGCCGAACTTGCTGCCCTCGCGCACGGTCTGATGTGCAACGGCAAGCGGTGCCAGCACTAGCACGTTGGCGCCAGTGTGCTGATGCACCTGATGCGCCCACTCAAGCTGCATGGCGGTTTTGCCCATGCCGCAGTCGGCCCAGATACAGAACTTGCCAACGCGGCAAGCCATGGTCACGATGTCCCGCTGAAACGGGAACAGCGGCGCGGTGAACTGCTGCGGGTCAAAGCCGGCAACAGGTGCTGCAGTGGATTTGGAAGCTAGGAAGTCTTGGTAGGTCATGGCAGTGTGCAGCCACTTGCAACCGTAGCAGCTGTTGCTACGCTTTGCAAGCCTGTAGTCGAAACCAGTGCGCCTTAGCCATCCAACGCATATACGCCTGACTCCAGACCTATTGCGGCAACTGGATTATTGGCGTGGTGATCGCATGAACCGCGCCACCGCCATCCGACTGCTGCTGGAGCAGGCACTCAAGGAGTCCAAGTGAGCCTGCAGCAAGAATTGGCCCGCCTGCCCGACGACTGGGGTTATGTCGCTGTTGATGGCCAAAAGCGCCCGTATCAGCCGGCATGGCAAGACAACCCACTTGATAAGGATGCGCTGCTGGCCGAACTGAGCAGCGGTCGCGCGCGTGCCATTGGTGTTTGCTGCGGCGTGCCGTCTGGTGGTCTGTTGTTTTTGGACCACGACGGCAAGTCAGCCAGCACGCTCCTAGCCGAGTGGGATCTGCCGCTGTCATCCCTGCCGCGCAGCTGGGTGGTCAAATCAGGCCGCGATGGCCGGATGCAAATCATCTACCGCGTGCCTGAGCAGTACTGGGATGCGATCGCCACGCGCAAATACAAGACCGGCGTCATTGATGACGACGGCAAGGCCGAGCAAGTGGAGTTGCGCTGGAACGGCTGCCAGTCCGTCGTAGCCGGTGCGCACCCGCAAACCACCGGCTACTACTGGGTGCCAGGTCATGGGCCAGGCGACCGCGACATAGCAGAAGCGCCGCTTGGATTGATTGAGCGGATGCTCAGACCGCAGCCGCAGCCGGTGCGCGCCGAGCTAGTCCAGCTGCCTGACCCGCAGGGCGATGCAGATCGCGCGCGGTCATACCTCGCCGCATTGGATGCCAACCGCGCTGACGACTACGACGACTGGCTTGCGGTTGGCATGTCGCTTCACAGCGTCGGTGATGACAGCCTGCTCGATCAATGGGAGCAGTGGTCGGCGCAGTCCGCTAAGCACAAACCCAGCGACTGCCAACGCAAATGGCGGAGCTTTAAGAAATCCGGCATCACGCTCGGCACCCTTGGCGACATGGCCAAGAAAGACGGATGGCGTAGCGCCAACCCGATACGGCGTGAGGCTGGTGGCCGCACCGCTGAACCCGAACCACGGCCTGGTGGACGTGCGCCAGTAGGCGGCAGCCCGCAAAAGCTAGAGGCCGCCGAGTTGCTGGAGTACCTGCGTCGCAATGCCGGCGACATCAGGCTCAACATCTTTACGCAGCAGATCGAGGTCGATAACCAAGTGATCGAAGGCGTCGACCGCTATTACCTCAAGCTGGCAGAGCAGGGCTACAAGGTCGGCAAGGAGCTTGCCATTGATTGCTTGGTCCAAGTGGCAAGCGAGAAGCCATACGACCCGGTGCGCCTTTACTTGGAACACTGCGCTGACCATGTTGCGCCGACCTACATCGACAGGCTGGCCACCGCTTACCTACGGCCGTGTGATGCCGCGCTGCCAGAGCCGACCATCTATGACGAGATGCTCAAGCGCACGCTGATCGGTGCTGTGGCGCGTGCCTTCAATCCTGGCTGCAAGCACGACACCGCCTGCGTATTGATGGGCGATCAAGGTGCCTACAAGTCCAGCTTTTGGGGTTGCCTAGGTGGCCCGTTCTTCTCGGATGCACTCGGTGACATCTCAACCAAAGACGACGTGATGGTGCTCCATCGGTCGTGGATGATGGAATGGGCGGAGCTTGACCACATCACAGGTAGGCGTCATGCCGGACAGGTAAAAGCCTTTCTTTCGCAGGCTATTGATCTAATGCGCGTGCCCTATGGCAAGGAAGTTGAGTCATTCCCAAGGCGTGGCATCATCGTTGGCACAACTAATAAAACCACTGGGTTTCTAGTGGATGAAACCGGCAACCGCCGCTTCTGGGTCATCCCGACCACTAAGACGCAGCAGGACCAAATTGATACCGCTTCGCTAATGCTTGAACGCGATGCGATTTGGTCCGCCGTTGTACATGCCTGCAGGGCAGGTGAGACTAACCGGCTACCTGTTGAGATGGAAGTCAAGGTGACCGAAGAGAATGATAACTACGTGATTGACTCGCCATGGCGTAGTGCCATTGAGGAATACCTTGCCCGCAGGCGTTCTAGTGATGTGCTCACGATTGAGGACGTTCTTACTAACGGAATCAAAAAGCCACTGGAGCGCCAGAACCGGTCGGATCAGATGCAGGTGGCCGCGATTCTCAAGGATCTCGGGTTGGTCCGCAAACGAGAGGCGACAGGCAAGAGACGCTGGCACTACGCCCCGTCCTAAGTGGGTGCGGACGGCGAGATCCATTGCGGTGACTGGGTTTTGAGCCGTCCTATCCCCGTCTGGTCCTACATAGGGTTTAAGAGTTTCCTAATCCCCCTCCCCCTCCCCCTCTTTATCCCATTTTATTAAGAGGTTAGGACGGTAGGACGGTAGGACAAGCCCAGTGGCCGCAAGGCGTCTCACCGTCCGAACCCCGCAAACTGCGTTAGGACGCCGCTTTTTGCCTATGCTCCGCCTCGATTGGAACCACTGAATGCCCGAAATCAAGATCAATGTCACCGCTGACGACCTGGCGCGGTTGAACGCTGAAGCAGCAGCACATGGCATCCCGCGCGCGCACCTGATCCGGCAGCGTGCTTTGAGCGGTGGGGTTGTTGCAGGATTGACCACGGCGGCTTACCATGCGCTGGTGGCGGACGCCTGCGCCTTCATGCGTGGTGACCTGAACCGCCGTCACGTTGAAACTCTCGTTGCATATGTCATCGCTCATTCACATTCCAGCCAAGCAGCAACCGGTGATCAATCGGCTGCATGAGACCATGACCCAAGCAGTGGCGTACGCCGCAGCCATTGCCGACAACGCCATTGATGACGGCGTACCGCTACCCATGGAGCTTGTGGATAGCTTCGCCGCTGATTACGAACGCATCATCACCAGCCTCGTCACTGCCGCCACCGTCAAATGAAAGCCGTCACCTGCCAAGCTGATCTCGATCACGCGCTGCGCACCATCGCGCCAGCCGTTGGTCATCGCAGCAGCCATCCGATCCTTGATTGCTGCCTGATCCAAGCCGCTGGTGGCGCCATGACCGTCACCGGCTTCAACCTTGACCTCGGCATTACCGTCACCATTCCAGCCGCAGTGGACACCGATGGCGCTGTAGCGCTGCCGTATCGGCTGCTGGCTGGCCTTGTGAGCCGCTTTGACGGCGATGAGGCTCTGACCCTTGCAGATGGCGCTCTGACCGCTTCTGCGGGCTCCTACGGGCTTGCAGCGGCTGATGCGGCGGATTACCCCGCGCTGCCGGTTGTGGACGCTGCTACGAGCGAGCTGCACCTATCCGCTGGAATCCGTGCCTGCATGGCAGCTGCCAGCACCGACGCCAGCAAGCAGATGCTCCAAGGCATTCACCTCGGCAGCGGCCACATGGAGGCCACTGACGGGCATCGCTTGATGCGTTATGCCATTGATCTGCCAGATGGCCTAGACCTCGTGCTGCCCGCCAGCACCATGCGCCTGCTGCAGGATCGCGTGGTGACCATCGCCGTTGCCAAAGGGCAAGCCGTGATTGACGCAGGTGACGGCATCACCATCTACAGCCGCATCATGGATGGCACTTACCCAGACGTGGCCAAGCTGGTACCCGCTGAGTTCAAAAGCACCATCACCGCCGACCGCCGCCGTCTGACCCGTGCACTGGAGCGTGTCGCCATCATTGCCGATGCGCACAACTCCGTGGTGAAGCTGGAAGCCGCAGGTGGCACCATCGCCATCACTGCTGAAGCCGATGCCAACAATGGCAAGGAGTTGCTCAAGGTGGAAGGCACCGCCAATGGCGCGTGGGCGTTTAACGTCCACTACCTGCTAGATGGCATCAAGGCGTTCAAGCCCGCAGAAGCCATCACGCTGCACGCCAATACGGCAACCACACCCGTCGTGTTGACACCTAGTGGCGTGGACGGTGTAACTTATCTGGTAATGCCTGTGCAAGTCCGCAACTAATACGTGGCAAAGAAGAGCACCAAGGATGAGATTCAGAACCGCGTCAACGTGGTTTATGACCTCATCCTGCGTGCTCACAGCCACCATCAGATCGTTCAACACGGTTCCGAGCTGTGGGGAGTTAGCGAGCGCCAAGTGCGCGATTACATGGCGGAAGCGCGCAAGCTGATTGCCCTTGACTCAGAGCTGGAGCGTCCGCAATGGCTGCAAGCCGCACTAGCAAGGTTGCAGGATTATGAGCGTGAAGCACGCGCTAAAGGCAATCTCAGCATTGCAATCAAAGCGCTAGAAGATCAGGCCAAGCTGTTGCGGTTTGAGATGTCATGAGCTTGCTCGCCGGCATCTGCCAACCCGGCAGCTTGCTTGGGTTTATGGATGTTGCAACGCAAGAGGACACGGGCGATCTGCTGCAACGCATCCGCGCTGATCTGCACCCTGGCCAGCTTGCGTTTGTAGACGACAGCGACACGCAGATCATTGGCATCTCAGCTGGTTATGGCGCCGGTAAAACACGTGCGCTGTGCGCTAAGGCGGTGATGCTGGCCGCGGCCAATCAAGGCTTCATCGGTGCAGTGATGGAGCCGACTGGCCCGCTGATCCGCGACATCTGGCAGAACGACTTTGAGCAGTTCTTGGAGGCGTATGAGATCCCCTACACATTCAGGGCGAGCCCGTTGCCTGAATACATGCTGCACCTCCCAGGCGGTGATACCAAGATTCTGTGCCGCAGTTTTGAGAACTGGAGCCGCATCATCGGCTTGAACCTTGCATGGGTGCTGGCCGATGAGATTGACACAGTGACGCCATCTATCGCCAACAAGGCATTCCCCAAGATCCTTGGCCGCTTGCGCTCCGGCAACGTGCGGCAGTTTGGCGCTGCATCCACGCCGGAGGGTTTCCGCTGGATGTGGAACACATTCGGCAGCGAGGACGCCAAAGGGCGTGCGGATCGCAAGCTCATCAAGATGCGGTCAGCAGATAACCCGCACCTGCCGCCGGACTTCATTGAGCGGCTAGAGGCCAACTACGACCCAAACCTGCTGCGGGCGTACTTGGATGGAGAGTTCGTCAACCTCACCACTGGCACCATCTACGACCGCTTCAGCCGCGACAAGCACGTGGTGGCTGAGCTGCCAGGCCTAGATCGCGAGCCGCTGCGCATTGGCGTTGATTTCAACGTTGGCAACATGTCCGCCGTGATCGGCATCCGCACTGGCAGCAGCCTGCTAGTGATTGATGAGATCAGCGGCGCTCATGACACCGACGCATTGGCGCAAGAGATCCAAGCGCGTTACCCGCAGCGGCGCATCTACATCTACCCAGATGCCAGCGGCGGCAACCGCAGCACCAACGCAAGCCAGACCGACATCCAGATCCTGGAGTCCTACGGCATGTCAAACCAGTCGCCACGTGCAAATCCTCCCGTCCGTGATCGCGTGGCTGCTGTTCAGGCTTTGCTGGAAAACGGCAAGGGTCAGGTCAGGCTCACCATCCACCAGCGCTGCAAGCGGCTGATCGAATGCTTAGAGCTGCAGTGCTACACCGACAAGGGCGACCCGGACAAGGATGCCGGCCATGACCACATGAATGACGCACTGGGCTACCTGGTCTGGCGTGAATTCAACCCATTGCACGCAGGTGCTGGGCGCACGACCGGCGTGCGGATTTACTGAGCAAGGTTGCCAAGGGCTGCAAATGGTGTACAGTATGGGAACTCCAAACCAAGAGACATGGGCTACACCGCAATCTGCACCGACGACAGCATCACCACTTGCGACTGCTGCGGGCGCACCAACCTGAAAGCCACAGTGCTGATGCAGTCTGATCTCGGCGAGATGGTCCACTTCGGCCGCACTTGCGCCGCGCGCAACACCGGCAAAAGCAGCCAGCAGATCACCAAGGAGATCCGTGTTGAGCGCGATGCCGCTTTTGGTCGCGCCAGCAACCGACTGATAAGCCTGCGCCGCGCCAACACCCAGATCACCCGTGACCTGATCCGCGAAGTGGCGGCCACGTTCCGCGCTGATGCAAATCTGCTGATCCAGCAATGGGTGTGATCTGCGCTGATTGCGGCGGTCCTATCGGCCAAGACAAAGGACCGCCAGATGGATGGCAACTTGAAAACGACAGAACTGTATGCCACTCCTGCTGCGTCGCGGACTTTTGCAAACTGGTCGATATTGCACTTTTGTTAAGCGATGAGTTCAAATAACACTATGAGATTTTTAAGAGCTTTCATCCGCAGCGCAGCGCTAGTCATTTGGTTTTTCATTGGGGTCATGGCAGTGCATTTCATTGCCGCCGCAGGCTTTGCGCTAGGCGGACCACTACTGGCGCTTGCTGTTTACCTATTCTTCATTGCGGTATTTCTGGGCGGCTTGATGGTTGCAGCGGACGTTGATTGAGCTACACTCCATCAGTCCAACCATTAACTCTACCCATGCTCAAGGGCGTCGAACTACTCGCTAAGGTCAAAGAACTGGGCAATGCGCCTAAGTCCGAACTGGTGCGCGCTTGCGGCTACGTGATCAAGGATCGCGTGGCATTCACGCAGTTCTATGAGGCGCTGCTGGAAGCCAAAGGCGTTGACCTAGGCAGCAAGACAGCAAAGCGTGGCCGCGGCCTGACCTATAAGGCCAAGGTGCAATTCAATGGCAAGCTGCAAATCGGTGATGGCTACCTGCGCGAGATGGGTTACGAGCCCGGCGCTGAGTTTGACATCAAGATTGGCCGCAATAGCATCACGCTGATTGCTGCCTAAACTGCACCTATGACTGCGGCGCTGTAATGTACACCGGCTTTAACAACTACGACCGGCCGATTGCGCAGCGCCGCGTTACTCGCGTACAGGATGCCAACTCATCGTGGTATGCAATGGAGCCGCATTGGGTTCTCATCGAGGATCTACTGGGCGGCACCTATGGGATGCGCCGCAAGCATCGGCGTTACCTGCCGCAGGAGCCAAGGGAGTTAGATGAAAGCTATGACAATCGACTGGCGCGATCAGTTTGCCCGCCGTTCTATCAGCGTCTAGAGCGGATGCTGGCTGGCATGTTGACGCGCAAACCAGTGCGGCTTGATGACACAGCAGATGTGATCAGCGAACAGTTGTTTGATGTTGACCTACAAGGCAATGACCTCAACGTCTGGACCTACGAAACCACCCGCAAGATGGTCCGTTATGGCCACATTGGTGTACTGGTGGATGCACCTGCTGATGGGGGTAGACCCTACTGGGTGACCTACACGCCACGGCAGATCCTTGGTTGGCGTGCTGAGCAGCAGGAAGGCCGGCAGGTGTTAACGCAGTTGCGACTAGCCGAGACGGTCACCGTGCCTGATGGTGAGTTTGGCGAGAAGGCAGTGGAGCAAATCCGTGTGCTGACGCCAGGTGAATTCCAACTGCATCAGAAGCAAGACAACGGCGACTTTAAGGTTGTCGACGAGGGCCGCACAAGCCTTTCTGAGATTCCTTTCTCAGTTGCCTATGCGCAGCGCCATGGCTTTATGGAGTCACGGCCGCCGCTGGAGGATATCGCTGAGCTGAACCTCAAGGCTTATCAAATCCAAAGCGATCTCGATAACCAGCTTCACATCAGCGCTGTGCCGATGCTGGCGTTTTATGGCTTCCCATCTGCAGCAGAGGAAGTCAGCGCTGGGCCTGGCGAGGCGATCGCATTCCCTGCTGATGGCCGCGCTGAATATATCGAGCCAGCCGGCCGCAGTTTTGATTATCAGTTTCGCAGGCTTGAGCAGCTTGCACTGCAGATCAATGAGCTAGGTCTGTCGGCAGTACTGGGCCAGAAGCTATCTGCTGAAACTGCTGAGGCAAAGCGCATTGATCGCAGCCAAGGCGACAGCACCATGATGGTGATTGCGCAGAATGTGCAGGACATGATCGACAACTGCCTGCAGTTTCATGCGCAGTACATCGGCAACAACACATCCCCTGGCAGCAGCTACGTCAACCGTGACTTCCTTGGCACACGCCTTGAACCGCAGGAGATTCAAGCGCTGCTGCAGCTTTACACCGCAGGCACCATCACGCAAGAAACCTTACTGCGTGAGCTTGCCGAAGGCGATGTACTAGGCGACGACTTTAACGTGGATGAGGAGCTTGAAGCTACGGCCAATGCGGGGCTTGATCTACAACCTGCTGGATTGGGTGACCGACCGCTTAGTGGACCTGATGATCTGGATGGAACCGAGGAAACCGAGGAGGCAAGAGCTTGATTATCACGTCAGCGCTCTGCCGGAACAGGTCTTAGCCATCGTGCGCATCAGCTGGTACAAGGAAGGCAGGCCAGATGAGATTGACGAAACGATCTTGTACGAAGACGGGCAAAATGGTTACGACGCATTCGCTGCATTGGTCACTACTGCATTGAACCGCGGCGCTAATGTCAGCATCCGCAGCGGCTATCAACCGGAAGATCTTGGCATTGAACGATGAGCACACCAGAAGCGCTCTACCGCAATGCAATAGACCTCAACCGCTACAGCAATAGCGTTGCGCGGCGTGTCATCAATGCTTACAACGACATCATCATTGATGCGGTCAATCAGCTGCGCACGATTGACGAGCTGTCCGCACCAGTCAAAGCGGCACGGCTGCGTGCAATTCTTGCTCAGTTGAAGGACAGCCTGGCAACCTGGGCAGGCGATGCAACTGAGCTGACAGCATTAGAGCTGCAAGGCATTGCAGAGCTGCAGTCGGAGTTTGTGACCGATCAACTGCGGCGTGCATTGCCAGCAGGTGCACGTGATGCGGTGCGCACCGTTGAGATCAGCCCGCAGTTCGCGCAGTCAGTGGTGACCACTGATCCAACGCAGATCAATGTGGTGGCGTTGTCGGACGACTTGTTCAAGTCTGTCTATGGCGCGGAAGCCCTAGCGCAGCAGGCTGGCACCGGCACGTTCAGCCTCACCGCTGCCAAAGGCGCCACAATCACACTGCCCAATGGCGAAGTGGTCACCAAAGCATTTCGCGGCATTGCCGTTGATCAGGCTGAGCGGTTTAGCCAAGTCGTGCGGCAAGGCTTGCTGACTGGTGAGCCGACGCCAGCCATTGCCAAGCGGCTGATCGGAAACCTTGAATTTGGCGAAGAAGCCAAAACCGTGAAGCAGCTAGTTGCAGCAGGCGGCCAAGCAACAGCAGTTGCCGACAATCAGATCGTTAGCCTTGTGCGCACCAGTATCAACCAAGTAGCCAATGCAGCTAGTCAGCAAGTATATGAAGCCAATCAAGACATCACTAAGAAGTATCGCTATGTGGCAACACTGGATACCCGCACCAGCAGCATTTGCCGTGCATTGGATGGCCGCGAGTTTGAATACGGCAAGGGTCCGACTCCGCCGCAGCATTTCAACTGCCGCAGCACGACAGTGCCGGTGATTGACTACGACGAACTAGGTTTCACGCCACCACCGCCAGCAAAGCGTGCATCAGCAGGCGGCCAAGTGCCGGCAGATCAAACCTACGGGCAGTGGCTGGCAAAGCAGAACCTTGAAACCAAGGCCAAGGCATTGGGCGCCAACAAGGTGCCGTATTTCAACCGGCTTGCCGACAAATACGGCCCGACTGATGCTATCGCCAAGCTAGTTCGTGATGACGGTTCAGAGCTAACCTTGGATCAGCTTCGTGCACGATATGGACCTGCCTAGCCTGCGGCATTTTGAGAATCGCGGCATCTTTTTTGTTAGCTCTGATCCAGTTGAAGCCCTGCACGGCGAGGCATGGGTGCCAGCTATTTACACCGACAAGGGCTGGGCAACGGCAGACGGCTCTACACTGTTAACAGGTATTGAGGAATGGCGCGATGCCGCTGAAGCGGGGCAAGTCGCAGGCTGCAGTATCAGCCAACATCAAAACCGAGATGAAAAAAGGCAAGCCGCAAAAACAAGCGGTGGCAATCGCGCTCGCAAAAGCCGGCAAGTCACGCAAGGGTAAGAAGTGATGGCTAAGAAGCCTGGCCTATACGCCAACATTGCCGCTAAGCGCAAGCGCATTGCGGCCGGCAGTAACGAGCGCATGGCACGCAAGGGTGAAGCCGGCAGGCCTACTGCTGCTGCGTTCAAGGCTGCGGCTAAGACTGCGAAGAAAAAGAAATAATCAGCACGGCTAGAATGCGATTATGAATTCATAAAAGCCAATGGCCCGTACCTACAAACGTGACTCCAGAGGGCGCTTTGCCGGCGGCGGCGGCGGCGGCGGCGGCGGCGGAAAGTCGAAAGGCAAGAAAAGCGCTGCCAGCAAAGGCGGCATGAAGAATCAAGTCGCACAAGGCCGCAAGGCAAAAGCTGCGTACAAGGCAGCCACTAGCCAAGCCAGGGGCGCCAAGATGCGAGCTGGCGGACGAACATCAACTCGCGGACTTGGCAAGCGCACTGACGCTGGCGCAAAGAACATCCGCTCCAATGTCAAGGCATATCAAGCAGCACAAGCCAAGGTCCGCAAGATGGAAAGCAAGCGAAGCACCGGTCGCCGCCGCAAGGCTTGATCAGTCCGCAAGAAAGTCATCCCAGCTTCCAAGCTGCTCCATGACAGCTTGCGCGTGATCAGTGATCAGGAGTATGTCGCCATCCTCGTCACGAGCAATGGCGACAACTCTTGATAGGTGCAAATTTCCAACAGCGGCAAACATCTTTGTTTCGTTGCCGTCTTCATCGATGTCAATCACACGGGACAATGCAGATCGAATATCGCGTGAGCCAATCCCTTCTGGATTGTGCTTGATGATTTCCATTCCAGTTAATTCACTAAACTAATAGCGTAACTGACCCTGCGGGTTATTCATGTCTGAAGAAAACCAGATCCAGGAGCCTGCGGCAACTGGTGATACTGAAATGCTGCAGCGCAGCGTTGAAGCCCTAGAACGCAAGAATCAAGAGCTGATTGCTGAGCTGCGTGCAGCAAAGAAATCCAAGACGCCTGATGGGGTCAATGTTGATGAACTGCTGGAGTTCAAGCGCAACTACGAGCAGCAACAACTCGAATCTCAAGGCAAATACCAAGAGGCACGACAGGCTTTGGAGCAGCAGTTCCGTGAGGCGACGGCTGAAAAGGACCAGCGCATTGCAACACTTGAAGCCCGCGTCCGCGAGCTAGAGCTGGTCACACCAGCAGTCACGGCATTGGCTGACATCGTGCATGACCCTGACCTCGTGCTGAAGACCAAGCTGTCGCCTGATGCGATCCAGCGCGAACCCGACGGCACCGTGGTCGTTGTGGACGGCTACGAGCGCAAGCCTGTCGCTGAATGGGCCAAAACACTGCCGGCATGGATGCAGAAGCAACCCAAGCCACAAGGCAGCGGCGCACCAACCGGCGGCAGCAATGGCACCATTCCGGCTGGCATGAGCAATCCATTCAACCGCGATAGCTTCAACCTCACAGAGCAGTCGCGGCTATTCCGTACAGACCGCGACCTATATGAGCGGATGAAAACTGCAGCCAACCGTTAGTATTTGAGTGTCTGCTCGTGATGGCTGCGCCACATAGAGCCTGGGGCTGCGCCCACATCCGTAAACCCTTTTTGAGGATTAGTCATGGCGACTCTTCGCTCTGACATCATCATCCCCGAGGTATTTACGCCTTACGTCATTGAGCAAACCACTCAGCGCGATGCCTTCCTGGCTTCCGGTGTGGTGCAGCCTCTGGCGGAGCTGAATGCCACCGAGGGCGGTGATTTCATCAACGTTCCCTTCTGGAAAGCAAACCTTTCCGGCGATTTCGAGGTGCTGACCGACAGCACCAGCCTCACACCTGGCAAGATCCAAGCTGACAAGCAAGTTGGCGTGATCCTGCACCGTGGCCGTGCTTTTGAGTCGCGCGACCTGGCTGCTCTTGCTGCCGGTTCTGACCCTATGGCCGCCATCGGCGCCAAGATCGCTGATTACATCGCTAACCAGCGCCAGAAGGATCTGCTGTCCTGCCTTGGCGGTGTGTTCGGCAGCCTGGGATCCACCTCCAGCTCTGCTGCCTTCTTTGGCCTGACCATTGATGGCGAGTCTGGTGATACTCCCACCACGCTGAGCCCCCGTCACGTTGCTGAAGCCCGCAGCCTGCTGGGCGATCAAGGCGACAAGCTGGCTGCTGTTGCCATGCACTCCAAGGTCTATTACGACCTGGTTGAGCGCAAGGCCATCGACTACGTGACCGAGACAGACGCACGTCTAACCTCTAGCGTCACTGACTTCGTTGGCGGCAGCATCGCTGGTGCCTACGGTCCCGTGAGCGTGCCGACCTACATGGGTCTGCGCGTGATCGTGTCTGACGATGTGCAGACCGATGGCAGCGGTTCTTCGACCGAATACGCCACCTATTTCTTCACCCAAGGCGCTGTTGCCAGCGGTGAACAGATGGCGATGCAGACCGAAACCGATCGTGACATCCTCGCCAAGAGCGATGCCATGTCAATCGACCTGCACTACTGCTACCACCCCGTTGGCGCTAAGTGGGCGGTGACTACTGCCAACCCCACTCGCGCTCAGCTGGAAACGGTTGCTAACTGGTCAAAGGTGTACGAGCTGAAAAACCTAGGTGTCGTACGTTCGACGAATACCTCCAATTTTGACTGAGGTAACTAACAATGGCACAACCCTCCCAGTTTGAACTGTCCACCGAGCAGTACCTCGAAGCCACTTTTTACGGTGCATCCTCGATTGCCGACGTGCAATTCTGGACTGCTCCGGTGAAGTGCGAGGTGGTTGCAGTGCGTGAAGTTCACGCCACTGCCGGCAACGATGCTGGCGCCGTAACTGGCACCGTTCGTCGTTGCCAAGGCACTGAAGCCGCCACCGCTGGTGACGACCTTCTGAGCGCCACCATCAACTTCAAAGGCACTGCTCTTACTGAGCAAACCCCTGCTCTGACCACCACCAACGGCGATCGCATCCTTGAGGCTGGCAACCGCCTGGCTCTTGATGTCACCGGCACCACCACCACTCTGGCTGGTGTGATCCTGACCGTGCTGCTGAAGCGCGTCTGATGGGCATGTTCGCCTTTCGGCGACTGCGTGAACTGGAGGCTGCTTCTAACGAGGCAGCCTCTCTTTCTATTGCAGAGCCCACACTTAAACTTGAGATGACGGAGCCACCCAACGATGGCAATAGCAATCAACGCAACCGTAGGGTCGGCAAGCGCAAACTCCTACCTGACGCTGGCAGCAGCGCAGGAGATCATTGATGGCTTTGTGCAAGATGCTGATGTGACGGCATGGGCATCAGCTACTACTGACCAAAAGAATCGAGCGCTGTTTACCGCTACCCAACGATTGGACCGTGAGCGGTTCCTAGGCGCCCGCGCTACTGACACGCAGGCGCTGCAGTGGCCGCGTACTGGCGTGCGCAAGCCTGATACCTACATCAATACGTACGCTGTTGGCTTTCCGTTTCGCATCACGACGGATTACTACACCGACACTGAGATTCCGCAACAGGTGCAGTATGCACAGGTTGTGCTGGCCACTTATCTCAACAACAACCCTGATGGCATTGGGCTAAGCGGGTTGGAAGACTACAAGAACGTCAAGATTGGCAGCATTGACGTGACTCCTAACCTCGGTTACGGCGCTGTTGGTGTTGACAAGGTGCCGCCGCTGATGGAGCGATACTTGACCGGGCTTAGAATTAGCGGACCAGGCAACTTTGCAATCAAGCGGTCATGAGTTACAAGTATCCCGGCGCCGAATATATCGACGACACTGCAGCGCATACCGGCCGCTTCGGCAAAATCGTTGCCCTTGAAGACACGGTGATCGCTAGCTTGGCTGCAATGGATTGGACTGGCAACGCACTCAGCGCCATCCCGTTTAAGGCAAGCACCGAACTTGAAGGCGTGTTTACCAGCATCACATTGACCAGCGGCACTGTTGTTGCTTACAGGCTCTGATGGCTTACGTTCTTCCTGGTGGTGGTGATGCGGTAGCACGCGATGGGCTCGAAATCCCTACGCATGATTGCATTGTCAATACATACGACGGCGCAAATAACTTGCTAACTGCAACGTACAAACGTGGCGGTACAAGCGGCAAAACCGTAGCAGTGCTGACAATGACCTATGATGGCAACAATAATCTGCTTACCGTTGTTCGGAGCTGAGCAATGGCCTTTAAGCTCAATCCGTTCACAAGTGGTCTTGATACAGTCCGCAACCAAATGTTGTGGGGGTCGTTTTATGACACGACTCAGCAGATTGCAGCGGCTGCTAACACTGCCTATTCGATTGGCATTAATTCAACGGATGCTGATAGCCGTGGGATAAGCATTGCCTCTGGCTCACGAGTCACCTTTTCTAGGGCAGGCGTTTACAGCGTCACTTACTCTGTCCAGTTTGTGAACACAAGCAACTCGATTCACGACATCAATATCTGGCTGCGCAAGAACGACAACGGCGCCAGCGGCGACGTGCCGGCTAGCGACAGTAAGTTCAGCATCATTTCAAGTCATGGCAGCGTTGATGGCCACGTTATTGGTTGCGTCAATTACGTTTTAAAACTTGCCGCTAACGACTATCTAGAGTTAATTTGGTCTACCACAAATGTAGCCGCTAGCATCCAATCATTGCCATCATCGCCATCGGGACCAGCGCATCCCTCCATCCCTGGCATTATCCTGACTGCAGTGCAGGTGGCCTAATGGCATTAGCTAGTCCGCTACGCAAGGTTGCCAGCAAGCTGATGGCAAAGTTTGGCGGCGAAGCAACGATCCGCCGCGTGACAACTGGCGCCTATAACACCAGCACTGGCACCGTTAGCGAAACCACGACCGACACCGTAGTGCGTGGCGTGCTGGAAGATGTCAACCTGCGTGAGGTCAATGATTTGATTCAAGCTGGCGACAAGCGGCTGTTGATTGCTGCTGCTGATATTGCCAACGCACCTACTACGGCCGATGAAGTGCTGATTAGCAGCGTGACGCATCAAGTGATCGAGGTTCGTACGATTGAGCAGGACAACACTGCCATCACCTACGAGCTGATCCTGAGGGCATAATGGCGCGCGCGATCCGAGTTGGTGATATTGGTGATTACGCCAGCCAGCAGATGGAGAAGCTGCTGCGGGTTGCGGTGCTTGAAACTGACAGCAGGCTTAAACAGGCAAGCCCTGTCGACACTGGCAGGTTTCGCGTTAGCTGGCAGGTAGGGGAGAATGCAGCAGGCTCTTACGATGGCGGGCCGCAGCAAGAGCCTTCCAATGCGGATCGCTCGAAAACATCCCCGCCAGGCGGATTAATCGTGCCATTGCGCAAGATGAACTACCAGCAAGAAAAGCTCGGCAACGTGTACAGCGTGCACAACAACCTGCCGTATGCAGAACCTCTTGCCAATGGCAGCAGCAAGCAGGCGCCGGCAGGCTGGGTGCAAGGCATCGCTAAAGACATCCAAGGCTTTGTGCGCGTCAAAGCTGACCGCATCGGGAGGGAATCATGAGCAGCACCTACAACGACGTTCGCGCCGCCATTGAAGGGCGCATTGCAACGCAGATGGCGCTGTCACCTGCGTATCCGGTCAGCTATCAGAACGTACCGTTCACGCCGCCAAACAACACGCCATGGGTGCAAGCGTTCATCCGCTTTGGCGATAACAGCTACGCCACGCTGACTAGCTTCAACCGCCAGACTGGCACGCTGGTGGTTAATGTCTTTACGTCACAGGGCCAAGGCACTGCTGCTAATTTCACGATTGCAGAGCGGCTAAAGGATTTGTTTGATCGCGCCAAGTTTTCAAGCATTATCTTTGACGCAGCTTCAGGGCCAGCGCAAGTAACGCCAGCAGCGCCTGAGCCTTACTTTCAAACACAGCTAACTGCCACGTTTGAAGCGTATCTAGACTAACGGTAGCCACTACCGTTCACAACATGGCTGTCACTGTTTTGTCCGGTACGTCCGGCGCCCTTTACTACAAACCCGCCGGCACTAACGGCAACTTCCCGGAAACTGGCGTCAACGCCAGCACTGATGTCATTACCGTTCAGCCGTACTTGAACTTCAAAGCTGGCGATCCGGTCAAGTTCCGCGTCATCAACAGCCAAACTGGCGAAGCCGGTACCGGCACACTGCCTGCCCCCATCTCGGCGGCTACCACCTACTACGTGCTGAG